TTAGAATGTTAGCACATTACATGGACGATGATGAGTTTACAAAGGAGATATTAGATGGAGATATACACACAGCTAATCAAAGAGCTGCACAACTTAAATCAAGAAATCAGGCGAAGACATTCATCTATGCCCTCATGTACGGAGCAGGAGATGAAAAGCTTGGCAAAGTGGTTGGAGGAAATACGACTGATGGTAGGAGAGCTAGAGAACATTTCTTCGATAGTAAACCTACATTTAAATCTCTTAGAGACAGAGTTCAAAGAGCAGCAAATAAAAAATTCCTTAAAGGATTAGATGGTAGAAAGCTTTATATAAGAAACAACCATGCAGCACTTAACACTTTACTTCAAGGTGCAGGTGCTATCGTTATGAAAAAAGCACTATGTATTTTATCAGACCGTTTAAACATTACCAATACTCCACACAAGTTTGTGGCTAACATCCATGATGAATGGCAGATAGAAGTATCAGAGTGTAGAGCAAATAGAGTTGGGCAACTTGCAGTACAAAGTATTGTTGAAGCGGGTCAACATTTCAACTTACGCTGTCGCCTTGACGGTGAATTTAAAATAGGGAGGAACTGGAGTGAAACACACTGATAAAGATTGCATTAAATGCGGAGTAAAATTAACTGATGATAACTGGTATCAATCAGCTCAGAAAGCACATATATATAAATGTGATGCTTGTAGTAGAGAGTTAGCAAACACTGTTTCTAATCCTATTGGTAATCCCCAACGTATGTTTGTGAATGGTAAGTATATTCCAAAGTCTCATCCACTTTACAAAGCGGGTAACTATAAAACATTTGAAGATGCAGCTTTCCAGTCGCTATCTCGATATACAACTTCAACAGAAGGAGAGGTTTATATCATAACTAATCCTGCTTGGGATGGTTGGTTAAAGGTTGGTATGGCTGTGGAAGCAGAGGATAGATGCAAAGGCTATCAAACTTCTAGTCCACTTAGAGATTATAAGTTAGAATATAAAAAATATTTTGATGATAGAAGACAGGCTGAAAGTATTGCACATGCTTTATGTGCTAGAAAAGCAGAAAAGAAAAAAGGGGAATGGTTTAAACTACCTTTAGATGTAGCTATTCAATGTATTGAAAAAATAAATATTGAGAAAAACAATGACAAAAAAGAAAAAACAGCTTGACACTTTAGTCCAAGATATATATAATAAGATTAGTGTCTTAGGTAAAGGTGAACACATTGACCTAGACAAGGACACTATAGATCAGTTTGGAGAATCCATGAAAGAGATTCTCTATCAATGGTCACATCCTGAACCACGTGGTGATTTCAAACTACGCATGTCTAACATAGGTAAAAAACCTAGACAACTTTGGTTCGAGAACAGGGCAGAAGATAATCAAGCGGAAACAATACCGCCACATGTATTTATAAAATTTCTCTACGGGCATTTGCTTGAGGAGATTGTTTTGTTTTTAATAAGACTATCCGGTCATACAGTAACTAACGAACAGAAAGAAGTTACTGTTAGCGGTATCAAAGGACATATGGATTGTGTTATTGATGGAGAGGTGGTTGATATTAAGACTGCATCAGGTTTTGCTTTTAAGAAATTTAAAGAAGGAACTTTAGCAGAGCAAGATACTTTTGGATACATGGCACAACTTGCAGGATATGAAGAAGCAGAAGGTACAAACAACGGTGGCTTCTTAGCTCTCAACAAAGAGTCAGGAGAACTGGCACTTTATAGACCCGATAGTTTTGATAAACCTAATATTAAAAATAAAATTACATCTATTAAAAAGGCAATCAAGGCTGTCAATCCTCCTGAACTATGCTACAATCCTATACCGGATGGTAAGTCAGGTAACATGCAACTACCTAAAGAGTGTGTTTACTGTAGACATAAGTTTGAATGTCATAAAGATGCTAATGCCGGTAAAGGTTTGAGAGTGTTTAAATATTCTAATGGATATAGGTATCTAACTCAGACACCAAAAGTCCCTAACGTAGTGGAGATAACAGATGAATGGAAAAAAAGCTAAACAAATAAGAAGAAGAGGCGAAGACTTATTGATTGAATGGTTAAGAACTATGGTTCCTGAAGGTGAAGATACTTCTAAGATTAATAAAAATAATTTACATGAGTTCTTACCAAATCAAACACACATCTTTGCAAATGGTAAATTTATGATTAGTGCTTACACACTACGATGGTTCTACAAACAGGTAAAAAATAATCCATCTATAACATTGGAGAATATAAATGCCTAAGAGAGTACCAAGAAAACCTAGACCAAAAGAAAAAAATGTGCCTAAAGGTTATGATAGTAAATGGGAATTTGAAATACATAAAAATATTTTAGCAGACTGGAAACATCATTACGAATCTATTAAATATATAATTAAAAAAGAATATGAAGTAGACTTTGCAAAGACTATAGAAGATAAAACTATTCTACTAGAAGCTAAAGGTAGGTTTTGGGATTATGCAGAGTATAGTAAATACATTTGGATACGAGAAGCTTTACCGTCTAACATGGAATTAGTTTTTCTATTTCAAAAACCGCTGGCACCTATGCCCGCAGCTAAAGTAAGACAAGACGGTACCAAACGTACTCATGCTGAATGGGCTGAGACAAATGGTTTTAGATGGTTTAGTGAAGATACATTACCGGAGGAGTGGAAGAGTGAGAAAGAAAATTAAATATAAGTTTGATGAAGATAAGTTAATCAAAGAGATACAACAGTATATTGATGAGACCTATAGTCAACATTATGCATCAGATAAATACCAAGCAACAGATGTTATCATTGACTCCGGTCATGGAGAGGGATTCTGTATTGGAAACATTATGAAGTATGCCAAACGTTATGGTAATAAAGAAGGAAAGAACAGAAAAGACTTGCTAAAAATATTACATTATGCTATAATAATGCTTCATATACACGATGATACAAAAAGATTTTTCAGTACTGGAGATAGTAAGTGGTAGAAGATAAAGTTGGACCTAAAGAATATTTAGGAATTAAAATAAATTATGATAAAGAAAAACTTTTAGATAAGTTTAGTCTTGATACATTGAGAGATAGATATTTGGTAGCAGCCGATGAAGAGAAAAAAACAAAAGGAGAAACCCACGCCCAAGAAGCATTTGCAAGAGCAGCAGTCTTCGCAGCAACCTATAGAGGAGTCACTGACTTTGAACTTGCTCAGAGATTATATGACTACAGCTCCGATTGTTGGTTCATGTTTAGCACTCCTATTCTTAGCAACGGGGGAACAAGTCGTGGGCTTCCTATTAGCTGCTTCCTTAATTATGTTCCTGATAGTCTTGACGGGTTGGCAAATCATTACGTTGAAAACATTTGGTTGGCATCTTCAGGTGGAGGTATTGGTGGATATTGGGGAGACGTTAGGAGTAACGGTGTATCTACTTCTAGGGGCGGTAAGTCTACTGGCTCAATCCCTTTCATGCATGTAGTTGATGCAGAGATGCCCGCATTCAATCAAGGAATAACAAGACGTGGTTCTTATGCAGCATATATGGATATATGGCATCCCGAGATTGAAGAGTTTATTGAGATGCGTAAATCATCCGGTGGTGATATCCACAGGAAATGTCTTAATCTTCATAACGCTGTAAACATTAACAATGAATTTTTAAAAGCTGTACAAGAGGATGCAGACTGGAGATTGATTGACCCTAAATCTAAAGAGGCTATAAAAATTGTAAACGCTAGAGACCTATGGTTCCAAGTTATTAATGCACGGGCTGAAACAGGAGAACCTTATATTGTTAATCTAGATAATTGCAACGCTGCTTTACCACAGAAACAAAAAGATTTAGGATTAGAAATCAAACAAAGTAATTTATGTTCTGAGATTACACTACCAACCAATGAAGAAAGAACAGCCGTGTGTTGTCTATCTTCTGTAAACTTAGAACACTTTGATGAATGGTCAAAGAACGAACAGTTCATAGATGATTTAATAACCATGTTGGACAACGTACTCCAACACTTTATAGACAATGCAATTGATACAACACAACTAGGAGAATACAATGCAAACTTCAAAAGATTTACAAAACATATCCGAGAAGGTCAGGAAAAGTTTACGAAAGCTACTTACTCTGCTTACCGAGAAAGGTCAGTGGGTCTTGGAGCAATGGGATTCCATGCGTATCTTCAAAAGAATAACATACCTTTTGAGGGTATCTTCGCTACGGGCTTCAACTATCAAGCTTTTCAACACATTAAAAACAAAGCCGTGGATGCTTCTCGTAGACTCGCTGAAGAACGTGGTGAGGCTCCTGATATTAGTGGTACTGGTCTTAGGAATGCTCACCTTTTGGCTGTTGCTCCTAACGCTTCTAGCAGTATCATTTGTAGTGGTACGTCTCCTTCGATTGAGCCATACAGGGCTAATGTTTATACGCACAAAACTCTTTCAGGGTCGTACCAAGTCAAAAACAGATACTTAGAAAAGCTTCTTAAATCTAAAGGTTTGAAAGCTGATGAGCTTACCAAAGTTTGGAAAGACATCGCAGGTATGGATGGCTCTGTTCAACACTTGGATATTCTTACTGATGAAGAGAAGGAAGTATTTAAAACTGCTACCGAAATAAATCAGATATGGATTGTTGAACATGCAGCTAAACGTCAAGAGTTTATTTGTCAATCACAGTCTGTTAATTTATTCTTCACACTTCCAAAGGCTACAGAGTCTCAAGAAGTCCATGATGAATATATGCAGTATGTCAATGATGTTCATTGGTATGGTGCAAACAAACTAAAGTCTTTGTATTACTTCAGGTCTAATGCTGCACGTAATGCAGAGAACGTTAACGTAAAAGTTCCACGTATCAAACTTGATGAAGTGGAATGTTTATCTTGTGAGGGCTAATATGAACTGTTGGCACTGTAACACAAAACTAATATGGGGTGGAGACCACGACATAGAAGAGGTCGATGAAGGCTACCTAATTGAAACAAATCTAAGCTGCCCTAACTGCAATGCAGAAGTGTATGTTTATTTACCAAATAATAAGGAAGAAGAATGAGTCTATTAACAAAAAGAATACCGTATAAACCTTTTGAATATCCATGGATGTTTGATTATTTTGATCTACAAAATCAAATGCATTGGTTGCCTAGAGATGTTCCCCTTCATACCGATGTAAAAGATTGGCAAGATTTATCATCTAACGAAAGAAATCTATTGACACAAATATTTAGATTGTTTACTCAGTCTGATGTTGATGTGGGTTCAGGATATGCTAATCGATACATCCCTCTGTTTGGAGGTAAACCCGAGGCATTACAAATGATGATGGCTTTTGGTAATATGGAATCTATTCATCAACAAGCGTATAGTTTATTACTTGATACAGTAGGGATGCCGGAGATAGAGTACAAAGCTTTCGCAGAATACGAAGAGATGTCTGATAAGCATGAATACATTAGTGGGATTAAAACAACTAAAAAAGATAAGAGAAGCATTGCAAAAACTTTAGCAGTCTATTCAGCCTTTACTGAAGGTTTGCAGTTGTTCTCAAGCTTTGCAATCCTCCTTAACTTTCCACGCTTTGGACGCATGAAAGGTATGGGTCAGATTGTTACCTATTCTATTCGTGATGAGTCTTTACATGTTGAAGCAATGACAAAGTTATTTAGAGAATTTATTCAAGAGAACATAGAGATATGGACAGATGATTTTAAAAAAGAAATCTATGAGATATGTAGAGAGATGGTCAAACTTGAAGATAAGTTTCTTGACCTAGTGTTTGAGATGGGCGATATACAAGGTCTTACCAAGAAAGATATGTATGCTTATAATAGATATATAGCTGACAGAAGATTATTACAATTAGGATTAAAGACTAACTACGATCAAAGAGAAAATCCTCTTGGTTGGTTAGATGAGGTCATGGGTGTGGAGCATCAAAACTTCTTTGAGGGAAGGGCAACTTCTTATATGAAAGCCGGTCTACGTGGTAGGCAGGATAATATAAACTTTACATCACTGGAGAACGAAGATGGTAAATAATTCTGAGGCAAACTTAGTAAGCTTCAAAGTCTTATTAACGAGAGACAATAAAATCGTTACAGAGTTCAGTATGCTACCCGAGAATGAGGTAGATAATATTTTTGATATAGATGAAAGAGACTTGATAAAGGCTGTACTACGTTCAGGTAAGTACAAGATGTCAGGTCTACACGATTATTTTAGAAGAGAGTTACAAGCTTTAAAGTTGGGGTAGCGTTTAAACTACCCCCAACCTTTACTTAGATATCTTAATCTTTATAGGCTTTTTCTCTTCAGGAATAACTCTTTCCATTTCTACAGAAAGTAATCCATTCTTTAGAGTTGCCTTTTTGATTTCAATATCATCAGCTAGATTAAAACTTCTTTTGAAAGAACGTTGAGCTAGTCCTTGATGAACTAAGTTCTCACGTGTCTCTTCGCTTTTGTCGTAAGAGATTGTTAAGGTTCTTTCTTCAAGAACAATATCAATGTCCTTGTCAGTAAGTCCTGCCATAGCCATTTCAATTGTATAGTTTTCTCCATCCTTAATAAGATTGTAGGGTGGATATTGTGGCACTGATTTACCACGAGATTGTGTCTTCAACATCTCATTAAAGAGTCTGTCAAATCCCACATAGGTTGGTGTGAATAGACCGTTAAGGTCCAATATATTTCTGCTCATAATATACTCCTTTTAATAAGCAAGTTTATAATAGCCTTAGAACGCCCATAGAGCCTTTCTAAGGAGTTATTGTTAGTCTCTCCTTACGTCCTTCTTCCCATCAGAACGAGCTATTCTAGCAACGTCTGGTGGAAGCTTTAACGCAGTCCTTACTAACGTGTCGATACGTATCATGTCATTATCCATTTGCCTTATTCTATCAATCAAGGAAACAATCATTGCATGTTGCGTATCTAATTTCTTATGTATGTCCGAAATTAAACTTTTAAAGAGTGTCCATACTAAATAACCTAGACCAATTGCAGCAGCTGCCGGAATGCCTATAGTTTCTATAGCAC